GGAAGACTCTTGGCACTTATCTAAGTCAGTACCAATAACATTTATAGTAGCTATAGGTTTACAGACTGCAGCTTTAGTGTGGTATGTGTCTACACTTGATAGTGCAATCAAACAAAACTCTAAAGATATTCTACGTAACGAAACTAGACTAGATCAGATAGAACGAATTGTTCAGAGTCAAGCCGTAACCCTTGGAAGAATGGACGAGAATATAAAAGCTATCCGTGACATGATGGAACGAAGTAGAAGGGAACAGTAATGGACCCAGTTACCATAATCACAGGAGCCACTGTCGCATTCAATGCACTAAAGAAAGGCTTCGCAGTCGGAAAAGACTTGCAGGATATGGGTAGCCAACTAACCAAGTGGGCAGGTCATATGGCTGATCTTGGTCAGGCTGAGAAACAGGTCAAGAATCCCCCTTGGTGGAAGTCAATAGGTGGGTCTGTAGAGGCTGAAAGTCTCGAAGTTTTCGCTGCGAAGCGTAAGGCAGAGGCCATGAGAAAAGAACTCAAGGATTATATAAGTTTCACGATGGGGCCATCAGCATGGGATGAGCTTGTGGCTATTGAGGCTAAGATTCGTAAGCAGAAAAAAGAACACGAGTATCGTAAGGCAGAACTACAAGAAGCCATCATTACTTGGACAATATCAGGACTACTACTGTTAACAGGTATTGGTGCGATTATATTCTTTGCGTGGTTCTTCGCCAACAGATGATTAAGATAGGTGATAAGTATTACGTGTTCGACAAGAACGGAAAGATACTTATCATTACAAGGAACAGACGAATAGCTGAGAGAGTAGAAAATGGTAGTTGATTTCGATATTGATGGTGACGGTAAGATCACTGCAGAAGAAGTAGCAATGAAGGAACGTATGCTTGAGATAGAGCTACGTGAAGAGAAAGCAGAGTCACAGAAGTTCATGGCTTGGGTAGCTATGGGTATGATGATTATATTTACTGTGTTCTTATTCACACCTATCATGTCAGACTCTCGTGTATCTGCACTAGCTGATCTACTAGGTCTATTCTACATTGCACAGACAGGTGTTGTTGCAGCGTATATGGGTGCTACTGCGTACATGGCAGGTAAACCTATGGGTAACAAGGTGGCAATGAGTAAATGAGGTGGTTAGTCTTAGCTCTGTTCTTATCTGGTTGCTCTCAGATTCCATCCTTTCTCTTGGGGGGTGGGGGTGGACCGAATGTCGCAGCCAATGTACAGGCAGGAAAGACTAACTCTCAGACAGTTGGAACTACGAACAACTCTGATCAAGAAGTGGTAGTGGAGACACTGACAGGTGACCTGAAACAAAGCAACGACACAAACAAAGTAAACACAGATAGCGTAGAGAATATAAACATAAATGAAATACCGCCGTGGGTCTTGATCCTTCTAGTGCTAGGTTGGTTAGCCCCTAGTCCACAAGAAATGGGACGTGGTTTACTTACTCTAATAGCAACACTAAGGAGAAAGAGTGATGGCAGCAAGGCTTAACAAAGCTAAGATGAAATGTAATAGTCCACGGACTACACCTAAACATCCAACTAAATCTCATGTAGTAAAGGCGTGTGTAAATGGTAAAGAAAAGATTATACGATTCGGTCAGAAAGGTGTCAAAGGCAGTCCTAAAGGTAGCGCAAGAAATAAAGCGTTTCGTGCTAGACATGCTAAGAACATTAAAAAGGGAAAAATGAGTGCAGCATACTGGGCTGCGAAAGTGAAGTGGTGATATGTGGGTAGGAATCTTATTAGTTTGTTTCGATCCTATGGCACTATCCTGCAGGATCATAGCAAAGCCTGAACCCTTCTATAGTGAGCAAGCTTGTTTAGAGGAAGCAGAACAGATAGCTATGGATATAAGAAGGGGCGGTGCTTATGTAACCCCACACTGTCATAAAGTAGAAGGGGATAGTGCGTAATGCCTGTACGAAAAGTTAAAGGTGGCTACCAATGGGGTAAATCTGGTAAGGTCTATCCAACACGTGCTCAAGCTGAACGACAAGCCAAGGCAGCATACGCATCAGGATACAAGAAAAAGAAAAAGCAGTCTAAAAGAGGAAGATCAAATGCCTAAGACACAACAAAAAAGAAAGAGTAAAACAAGATTAGAGCGTACTCGTGACAGTAATATGGCCTCTTCTGTTCAGTACCGTCGAGGTCCAGAGGCAGGTATGTTAGGTTACGCAGTAGCTAGTAAAGAAGGTGTTGCAAAGAACGTAAGTCCTAATCTTTCAAGCGGTATTAGGGGTACTTCTTCTGCACCTGTCGGCGGCAGACGTACCGTAGGACAACTTGAAAGTATTGTAGGCCAAGCTCGAAAGAAAATCAAGAAAAGGAAGAAGTAGTGGCGAAGCCTGTGTGGGAAAAGAAACGTCCCAAGAAACTAGGAAAGTCCAAGCCTCTTACTGCAGCACAGAAAAAGAAAGCTAAAGCTAGGGCAGCAAAGGCAGGACGTAAATACCCTAACATGATTGACAACATGTGGGCGGCTAAACAATAAAGAAAACCCCCAAGGAGAAATCCTCGGGGGTTTTTTCTTATTGGTGTATTTTACACCATCGTTCTCGTAGTCGTTGTAGATACCAGATAGCTTTATCAATATCCTCTAAGCCATTCTTGTACTCACAACGCCACATGTACTTGAGTACGTTTGCTGCATGTGGTGCTATACTACCTGACATGTTCTCTGTCATAGCTTCTATTGCATCAATGCACTCAATACCACTGTGATTGTAGTGTATCGGGTTGTTTACTACATCATTCTTCTTAATCTTCTTGTACTCCTCGTCTGTAAAATCAGGATACTCATAGACATAGCACTCACCACAGTATCCATCGTCATCTAGTAGGTTGCCACAGTCATTACAATTAGCCATATAGTTTCCACTTCAGGTACTTGACACGTGCCAAGTGATACAGCTTAAGGATGGGCCATATGATACAGAAAATATATACGTTAATCTCTTCGTATGTTATACCTAGTAGGTTTGCTGACCATATCAAGAACAACACACATTGATCAAACACAAAGTCTATGGTAAGGTTATCCATTTTCTTGTCTCCATTTCAACTCATGGACTAGCATGTTCTGTTCGTATGTAGACATGATCATCCAATCTCGTATCTCTTCGGGGGTGCGCTTACACCCTACACAGTATCCATCCTCTAAACGACAGACCTTGATGCAGGGTGTAGGCACATCACCTAACTGTTTACGGTTCCTACTCACACTGACGTAGACCAGTAGCAGGATCGAAGTAACAAGCACCACCCTCGTCTACGTAGTCTTGTGTCTCTTCTACTACAGGCTCCTCTACTACATCCTCAGAACTAGATGCATTCAAGATACCGTATCGTTTACCTGATGCACGAAATGTAGTACAACCAGATGAACCGCCATCGTAGGCATCCATGTACACCTGTTTGAACTCTTCCCATGTTACATCATCACCTACGTTACACGTCTTAGAACATGCAGAGTCTACGAATCGTGATGCTACATTCAACACCTTGACGTGATCGAACACTGATAGTTCGTCTGCAGTCTTACCCTTCACACCAAACACACGGTAACCGTAGTCCTCTACTCGCTCAACCTTGGGTCCATCGAAGGTTTGGATAGTACGGTCGTAGTAATGTGAGAAGACAGGCTCGATTCCAGAGGATACGTTGTCGGCTGACAGACTGATAGTTCCTGTTGGAGCAACAGAAAGCAGATGGCTGTTACGAATACCGTGATCGCTAATGAGATTACGAATATCACTAGGTAAAGACTTAGCAAAGTCACTCTCAAGATAAGCTTGAGTAAAGAGAGGAAACGGTCCCTTCTCAATAGCCAACTCAACAGAAGTGCGATAAGCGACATTCCTAATTACTCCCATGATTTCTTCAAGGGTCTGTAGGAATCGTTCACTACCATACTCAAACCCTAGTGCTTCGATAGCATTCGCTACACCAGTAACACCAAGGCCCATTCGACGTTTACTCTTAGCTTCTTGCTCCTGTTCTTTTAGTGGATACGTTGCACGATCAACCACATTATCCATAGCACGGACAACATGTGGAAT